TAAACCACATGTGTTGCTTATTCCATACCACCCTTCTCCAAACTGACAACATATACCATCGCCAAAAGCGTCCATCATAACAAATTCATAATCGCCTGATGGTAAAAAGACCATATGGTTTTGAAAGGTATTGTTTTGATACGGAGGGCTTACTGCCACAACATCATCACCCTCAAGGATTTGCCATGAAGTTTCACCACCATAATTATCTGTCTGTACTGCTACATCTAACCAGCTTCCTTGAGCAAGCAATAAAGAAGGTAAGAAAAATAAAGTTAAAATAAATCCTCTCATATTGAAATATTTACGATTGGGTTAGCCTGTAGCTGAAGCGAAATTGTCTGCGTTGAAAGCATGACAAAAGACACGCTAGGGTTATTCGGTATAGAAAATGATGTTGTCATTACAGAAGCTTGTCGGTCACGTCTTGGTTAACAATAAACAATCCTTTTAACCATGTCTGTTCTGTTACAGCTCCTACAGAGTCAGTGCCTGAAGCTTGAAGGTCATACACATACTCACCTTCAGGTACAGGATCTGTAAACTCTCCTAACCCCTTGATAACAAGCTCACCTGTGGTAGAAGTGGCAGATACTGCAAGACCTCCTGGCTGTGTTCCAGCTTGACTTAAAACAACATTATCTCTGTTTACTCTAGAGTCAGAAGTTCTAACATCCATGTTAAATGTGTATGCGGTTAAATCTACTGCTGTTCCAGAAGAATCTGTAACATTAACTGTTAAGTTAAAGCTATCTCCTCTGCGGATAGTTATATCAAGCTGCTGAGCTATATCAAAATTTGCTTTATTAGCCATTATTCAAGTTCTTTTAACGGTTTTACTAAGGCAGCTAAAGGTTCAATCATTTGACCTCTCTCACCTTTTCTTTGAGCCATAAGTTTTGATTGTTGAACGGCCTGCTTTTTTACTCTTTCGTCTTTTCTATTTTCTTTTAAAACCTCAATCTTTTCCTTAAACTCCTGATCGTCTGTTTTAAATCCTAACGTAGCCTGAGCTTTAATCATCTCTATTTCTTTTCTGTACTCATGCATCACCTTACCCACCTCTAATTCAGCCATAGCTTTAGCTTGAATTTTTTGGAGCTCAACTTGTCCTTCAGCTTGTAGCTTTTGAGCTTCTGCTTGTGCTTGAGCTTGCTGTAATTGCATAGCAGCCTGTTGCTGCTGTTGTTGCATTTGCATTTGCTGTTGTTGTTGAGCAGCCATTCTTTTCTTTCTTCTAATTATAAGAAGTCTTTGAGCTTGGCTAACATCTTTTAGTTCTCTGATCGCTAAAACGTCTTCGAGGTCTAACTCCTTTTGACCTAGAGAAACCTGAAGCATCTGTTCTAAAGCCATTTTATCTTGAGTCTCCATCTCTTTAATAACCTTCACACCAAAGTTATACATTGATAACTCTCCAAAGGAGGTTAAAACATTCATGTTTTCCTCACCTATCGCATTAGAATAAGACTTATACACTGCAGATTCTCGTGGTAATATTTGTAAGCACTTCACGATATCTTTACAAACTTTCTTGAATAGAATCATAGAGGCGTTTGTAATGTTATATATCGCATTGTTACTTGCCTGCATAGCCTGTTCACGAACTCCGACTAATGCATCAGCCTTAGGAGTGGACGCGTCCATAACCTCGTTGATGCCTGTCGCATCTCTAATCAATCTTAAGTAGTGATTATATAAACCTATAAGTTCGTTAATGTTTCTTATACTGTTTCCAATCTCTCTTACTGGAGGGTTTTGGAAACCTCCCTCTGGATTCTTACTTCTGTAGTAGAATACACCAGTCTGCTCATAAATATCATGTAGGTCTAACGGCTGAAGCTCTCCACCCTTACCAAGCTGCACATTCTCTAAACCTTCAATATCTATAATAAGACCATCTGGTTTAGCTTTAGCAATAGCTTGCTGTATTTTAAGGTGAGTAATCTGTAGCATATCAGCAAAACCTATACAGCTGTCTACAAGAGACTTTGGAACCATCTCCATTATGTTTACAGCTACACAAGAGTATGACATCTCAGCTTTAGATATGTCATGAATGTTTTTAGGTATATTCTTTTTTCTACCGTAGTCAAACAAGTAACCGCATCCCAGAACATAACTACCACCATAAACCGTTTCAACATTCATTTGATGCGCAGTTCTATTGTATACAGAACCGTGCTTTTCTTTATAGTTATACCCTTTGTAATAAAATCCGCTATTACCGTACTTATTTTCTTTTTCTTCAAAATGTATACAGTCTACCGCTAAAAACTCAAAGTCTAAAACATCTACCATATACTCATCATAACCGTGATGAGTTGTGTTCTTGACGTTATCGTAGTAAGAGTAATTAAGTAAAGAGCTTTCATTGCCGTACTTTCCAGAAACCTTAGCAGCTATTTTTTCATACTGCTTCTCAGTTAACTGATCCCCAGCTATTCTTTTAAGCTCATGTATTGAAATCCTTTTTATATGTCCAGCATAGACAAGATCGTTCATGCCTGGGTCTTCTGTGTAGCTATGAACAAACTTAGACGGATCTACATAATCTGTTTTAATACCGTAGTTTGGGTCATTGCTTCTTTTTACAACAGCCATCCCGCAAGCAACTAAGTCGTTTACACAACGACGTAAAATGTTATCATTGAAATCATTCCACTCTAACGTCATCATAGCTCCAATCTGTGCTGCAACTTCAGCGTCTGTCTTGACGTTAGTCCCCATAAAAATTTCTGCCTCCTCTAAAGTATCTGGTATTTGCTCAGGATCTTCTGCTATAACCATACCAGTCTTTTCCTTAAGCTTCATTAGCTCTGCCTTAGCCATTATAGAAGCCTCAATATTTTTTTTCTCTAAATCTTTTTCTGAAGAAGATAGAGGATCAATCGCCTCTACATTTGGTTGAGGGTTTCTAGATAGAATATTGTTTACTACAATCTTTACAAACTTCGGTAGTATTGGTACTGGAGTATAATCTAGATTGAGTAGCGTACCATTGTTGCCATTGGGATCTAAAGATGTTAATAGCTTTTTATATGGGGTCGTATCTTGTGTTCCATTTGCATATTTTCTACTTCTAGCAAATGTTTCTTTTTTAGTCTTTAGCGAAGAATACGTATCTGTTCCACTACCCCACTGATTTTCAATAGCTTTCGCATACTGAAGCCCGTACTCTTGCATAGCTTTCTCTTCTGCATGAGCTAACGGATCTGGAAACCCTTTTTTACTTGTGCCCTTTTTATTGCTGCTATACATTATTTTATATATAATCTCATTTTTGCAAATATACTAAACGTATGGTTATCATTAATAAACCTTGAATCGTCTAAAGAATTTCTTGTCGTTAAAATCAGCAGGTTTTCTTTTAGGTTTTACTTTTTGCGCAGCCAATAAAGCTAACCCAGAACTAATAGTAAGGTCAAATTTTGTTCTATTGTTTATCTGATACCCAATCCAATCTTCTAAGGTACGATTAAAATACATCCCACCAAACTCACCTGTGTCGTAGTTTATACCAACATAGTCATGAATGTACGCCTCTATAGCGTGAGCATGAGCCTGTATTACGTCTTGAGAGTTGGACGGTATACCTTTTGTTTTTGATTTTATGGTTGATGAATTAGCCGCTAGCAAATGCTTAGGCCTGTCCATTAGATAGCCATCATAACCTCTTGATTCAAAGTACCTTGCAATACCGTACTTATTGTTCTCAATTAATATAGGGAAACCGTAAAACACAGCAGCCATAAGCACATCTTCGTAAAAGATTTTAGCTAAAGGTGGTCTAGAAGCGTACTCCAAAACAAATGTGTTAGACGGGTACTCCATATTAAACTTATTGTATAAATGCAAAGCTCCCTTAGAACCTCTGCCATCTACAGTTTCATCAAGATCATAAGAGTCGACGCCACCGCATCCTATATGTGAATTAGGCGGTACCTTTTTACCTCTGTTTAGTGCTGATTTATTTCTAATCTCTGCTGGAGGTAGCCAGGATATTCTAAACCTTCCGTTTGGATCTGGTGAGAATACAACCTCACTATCCCTCTCTCCGTTTCTCCAGTTTAGATTACCTACAACAACTGGATTGGGAAACAATTCGTCATTAAATTGAATCTGCTCGTATATCTTACCAACATTAAACAGGCTACCTTCAATACTATCTCTAAACGCTTCGTCTTCTGTAAACGGGAACTGCCTGATCACCTCATTTAGTTCAGAAGCATCGTGTTTCAAACTATCTCTCTCATTCTTTAAATACTGTCTAGAGCCACCAACAACATCCTCACCATCAATACCAGCAACAGCACTTTCTGGTTCATCCACTACTGGATTCCCGTAAACATCGAAGAAGCCCTCAAGAGATTCATCTGCTGGTATAAACAGCCTATACAAACCGCTAAGTGTCCTACCATTTGCGTTTCTTTCGTCTGGATTCGAATCTTTCCACAGATCCTTGTATTCCTTCCCACCCTTGTCCATCGGGTTTACGGTGCTTCCGACTAGCGCTTTTCCCACGATTTTTCTTCCGACGATCAAACACGTCCTCTGAATCCTCCAAGCGTCTCTTATGTCTGTAGGTTTTTCCCATTTTCCTGCCTCATCTAAATACAATATGTGTAGCTTCTCACCATCGTATGCATTGTTAGTTGTGTTTTTCCAATTAATAACTGTGTTAAGCGCTTCACCTGTTTGAGATGTTTTGTTCTTCTTGGTGATACGCTTTGATGGCTCTCTAAAAGCTAACTCCATACGCGGATTAGTAGTACCATCTTGTATTGGTTTAAAAAAGAAAGGGTAGTGTCTAAACATATAAACCACCTTTTTCATAAAAATATTCTCTTGAGCATCTTTACCAGTCTTCGACTGTATCCCCATAAGCTTGTCTTTTACTTGCGTAGCTTCGTCAACAAGCACTGCAGAGCATATATTAGTATACCCAGAACGACGGCACTTAGTATAAAGCTGACCAATGCAACGTGGATCAGCTTCGCACGCAGCCATATGTAAAAAGATTTCACGCTGAAAGTTAAGAAAGTACGGGTAACCAATATCTAGCTTGGTCCACTGTAGCATCATGTAATGCCTCCCCGTAATATATGTAGCTGTACCGTTGTTATAAAACCAAAAACCCTCACGCCTACGCCTAAACTCCTCCTCGATATATGGACGAAACCTCTCTCTGAACTCCCTTGGCATTTCCGCCCACTCATCCATAGATTTAATACGAGACAATTCCTGCGGCATAGATACCCTTCGCCACATTTGCATAGAGTTTGATTCTTTATATCCGAAAATTTGCTTCTTCGGCGGCCTTTTTGGAAGGCAAATGAGTAACCCACCGAGTTCGACAATCTCACCTTCCGTACCGTTGGGACAAATCTTGATAGCAGGCTCATCATATTCCTTTAAATTTAATAGTACAGACATCAGTAGCTACTACCATAATTATCCATTCTACCAAGAGACGGCATGCCTTTTTTAGGGTTAGACAGCTTCATGTACTTTTCACATGGGCATTTAACATCATGTGTAGCTTTTCCGTCAATTATTCTAATAACGGCATTAGAGCACTCTACTTCATGCTCTCCACAATCGCATTTATACTTTGACATGATTAATTGTGCTTATGGTGATAAGGTGCCATGTAATTTGGTGCCTTTCCATTACAGCACCATTCCGCGCCACCGTCCCATGGATCAATACACCAACATTGATTGTAGTCGTTCTTTTGAGATCTGTAGTGCTGCTTTACTGAAGAACACGAGGTTAGCGCTACTGCTAGCACCATAATTATTAAATGTTTCATTTTATTTAAATTAGTTTTATCTTAAATCTTGTCTTGCATCTTCAGCGGTAAACGCTTCACGACCTAAGTTCGCTTTAATTGCATCCATGATAAATCCTTTTTGCTCATTCGTCCAATTTGTACCTCGCATGAATCTATTTAAATGCCCCATATTTGTTGATGCTTTTTTATCTTTTTCAGCTTTATCAAGAATATCCATAATTTCATCAAAACTCTTACCTTCTAAATTATACCCTGCAGCGGATGCAGAAGAAAGTCCAGACTTAAGGATTGCATCAAACTCTATATCTCTGCTTCTTTCTCCAGTCATATAATCAGCCTGAGTTCCAAGTCCTTTTTCGTCTAACACAGTACCTTCTTTTCTTATAGACTTCATTAAGTTTTTATATGCCTTTCTAGTGCCTTTGTCTTGTATTCTTCCAGCACCTGGTAGCCCAAAGTATGACGCAAGCATTTGTAAAGGCCCATATTGACTTTTGTGTATTAACTCATGATCTACAACGCTATCGTCAGCTCCCTTTTCAACGCTTGATATTAAACCCGTGTTATCACTTACAGGATTCATAGAGATATTTCCAACTTTATCTCTAAATCTTCTGCTTGTTAATCTACCTAACATTTTAGGACCTAGATAATAACCAGCATTACTCTCTCCAGCTAAATAATCTAATATATCTTCTGTATCAAAAGGAAGTATGTCAGCCCTACCAACTCTTCTATAACCTCTTTCTTTTATTCTTTCGTCTCGTCTTTCTTGTCTTTCTTGCTGTCTAGCTTCTCTATCTGCCCTTCTTAAATCTCTTTTGTAATTTCTAAGCTGTGCCCTATTAAACCTTTTGTATTGTCTTGGGGTTAACTCTTCTTCATAATATACTGGCTCTCCAGTATCATAACTAACACCTGGCATCATTATTTTACCCTCTTCATTTAAGTACATCGTTGGGTTTTCCGCCTCTTCTTTATAGTACTCCTTAGCTGCTTTTATTTTTTCCCTCCTATTTCTCATGCGATCTACCATCTCACTTAAAATGCCTCCATCTTGATATTTCTTTTTTATCTTCATCTGCTTCTTCTTACTTTAGGCCTATTGTTAGCTCTGTTTTTTGATTGAGATTGCAGTCTTGTATTACCGCCTCTACCGTAGTGAGCTTCGTCCATGCCGTCTCCATTACCGTAGTTGCCTTTTCTTCTGTTAATCTTATTTAAGCGAGCTCGGTACTTTTTGGCTTTACCTCCAGCACCGTACTTTTTGTACTCTTTTTTGTAGTTTCTTTTTTTAACTCGCATAACGCAAAGTTACTTAGAAAACCTTTCCGCAAATCCACCCGAATAATCTTTGTCTCCACCTATCTCTCCGCTTGTTTTTAGATCTTTAATCATCTGTTCTAAACGCTGTCTTTCAACTATAAGTTCTTTGCAGTCTGTTGCTGTTTGTTTTATAGACTGAAGTTCAGCTTTTCTAGCGCTACCGTTTATCTCAGGATCAACGGGTTTTTTTATTTCGTCAATCATGTTATCTATAGCGGTCTCCATGCTAGCCATTAATCTTTTAGCAGCGCTTATTGTTGTAAACTTATTCTTCGATGACATATAAAAAATCTTCTGCTCTAGTTCTGTAATACTCTGTACCGTCAACCATGAGGCGGTAGTCTCTGTTTCTGCCTATACCAACAACATCTCCCTCCTTAACTCCTAGTTCATCACACATTTTAGATGCATAAATAATTCTTCCCTGAGTGGGGTTTTCTTTTTTATGCTCTACAATCTCAATAATGTCAGACTTCAGACCTAGGTTCTCTTCTACAGGTTCAAGAAGACACCAGTTTGAAAGCGGTTCTACTTTTCCTGTGTCTTTACATTTGTATGCAAAGGCTTGCGAGTTCATAGAAATCTCAGGATCATACGTAACTAGATAGCAATCTTCTAGTCCGTCTATCGGGGTACCGCCTTGCACAACAACATGGTGATGAAAATACATGGTATCTCCAGGTTTAACAGGCGTATCATACTTTAGAGGACAGCAAACAACCTCGCCCTCCATAACTCTGTGTCGGAATTCGTCGTATTTAGTTTCTATATAAATTTCAGAATCACCGATCTTTACACTGTCGTTAAACTTCTTAGGAAGCCTTACGACAAACTTACTTAAACTTTTCATTTTTTATAAGGGAACATTTTATTTAATTTATCTTGACGTCGCTTACACCCACATCCCTTTGGGGCAAGCCTATCGAGTCCAGTAGCTTTTGTTACTTTAGCTATTGTATCTCCTAATCCTTTGCTCTTTTTAGTTTTCATTAAAAATCTAAATCAAATTCTACAATACATGGCATGTCATCAATAGCCTTCCACAATACTTGAGATCCCTCTAAATCTGTGTAGACTAGATATCTTTTTTTATTCCAATGCGCAAGATGTCTTTCATCTAGTATTATAGTGGATACTTTACCTCCACCTGCTCTCATGCCGACATAATAAGCCATGGCATCTTTCGGGTCTTTCCCGACAATAATTTTTCTAATAAGTCCGTCCATTTTATTTAATCTTCTAATTCTATACCCGTGCCGTCCAGCAGATCATCTATATCCTTATAACCATCCTTTTCGTCTGTTGGTATTCTCCACGTAGTATCAATAAAATTTATTATATTATCTAATTCTTCTTGAGATTCTAAACTGTAGCTATATAAGCATTTCAGCCTAGTATCTCCAAATATGTTTTCATCTATTATTCCAGTCACCATAACTGACACAACTCTTTCTCTCATGTTATACTTATCGACTAGATCATCTATTTTCAAAGATAATCTTTGTAATTCTAAGAAAAAAGCTTGCTCTTCCATATATTTGTAAAATAATTTATTTTAATGCCGAAAAGTAGAGTCTCAAAGAAAAAACTATTTAGAGAGTCATCTCGACTAAATCAAAGATACGTAAAAAGAAACTACCTTAAGAATCTTAGACGCGTTCTTTTATCAACGCAAGAATCTCAAGACGTATTTCAAAAGGAGTTAATGTTCATGCTCTGGGCTTACGATCTTGAGTTCTGGACGTTAGACTACGCTGCTGAAGAGTATGGTGTTAGTAAAAAGAAACTATCTGAAAGAACAGTATACCCATTGGTTAAAGAGGGGTATATATATAAACACTTTGATAGGCTTACACCGTCTGACACGTATGAAGACCATTTGTTTCGCGATGAAACTAAATATAATTACAGGGTAAGATATGCTCTAACTCAAAAAGCTAGACTGTTAGTGCAGAGAGTTTACAGAGAGTTAGATAATCAATATCCCTCAACATAAAAGACACTTGTGCCATCTCTTAACATAGCATCAAATTCAGATTTATCGTACACTGTTTTTGAGCTAAATCTACTTGGTACGGTGTCAAAAACAAATACGCCAGATCCATCAGTGCCGATAGCCCTTATTTGACTAAAAGGAAGATTGCTTCCTCCCCAATCTACCATATCTTGCGGTGTTAGTATTATAAACTTATTCATTATGATGGTACTGTTGAGCTAAACGTAGCTCCGTTATTTGTTCCATTACTCGTTCCTTTAGTATCGGTAACATCGTCCTCAAACCTATAATACAACAGAAGACCATCGTGCGCGCTTTCATCTTTTGGTACGCCACTATTATATATAGCTGTAACTTCACTAGAAGAAAGTTTTTTGCTAAACATAGCAACTTCATCTATTAAACCGTCATAAAAAGTATCTTGAGTACCGTCGTCGTTAACCGCTCCAATATTTAGTTCTAAACCGCCGTGATCAAAAGCATTAAAATTAGCTTCACTAATGACAAAAACACCTCCTCCAAGAACGCTAATAGCAGTATCAACTCCGTTTACATATATTTTAGCAGCAGCATTTCCACTTGATACTTTTTCTTCTGTAATTACTATGTGTTTGTAATCGCTTTGAGCACCGTTAGTAAAAACAGAAGAGGTTGTGTTTACATAATTAAAAGAACCATTAGAGGCATGAGTTAAGCCTATTCTGCCTGCGCTGTCAATTAACGCAATAACTTGATCGGCATTTGATCCTGCTTCAACTCCTAATACACCAATGTTAGAAGATGGTTGTCCATCGTCAGGTTTTACCCAAAAGCTAAAACTAAAACTATCTCTAAATAAATCGTTAGATGTATAATTAGTATCCACATAATCATTAGTCCCATCAAAAGACAGAGACTTAGTATTCGTAAAAGCTACAGCGCTTTCTATATATGGTGATAATATAGTTGATCCTAATCCTAACATTATGCTTCTCCTCCAAAAAATTCAGTTATATCCGATGGCTGCAATATAAGGCTTTCTGCGAAATCTCTATATACGATAGTCACCTCTTCCCCGTCTTCTAATGCTTTTGCTATAGGTGGGTATACACGCATATAAGCCTTAGTGCTCTTCCCTATAAAACCGTTTTTTTTGGTGTTGTTGTTTTCTTGCGTATCACCCAATAGTAAGCATCCCGCAGTGTCCTCATCAGTATTACCGCAGTGAAGAAGAATATATTCAAAGCCTGGCACATCCAAGACATGAAGCATACCTTTATGTATGTCAGCAAATCTCTTGCTGTACTTGGAGTGATATCCACCCACAGTTCTAAAGCCGATATTATACTCTCCTTCAGGTATGCAAGTTTCTCCGTAAACTTTTTCCTTGCGACTTTCGTCTTCCAGCGTGTAGCATAGAAATTTTCGTGGTCCATCTGTAATATCAAAAAGTATTCCGTTAGTTGAGTCTACCCCTTTGTTGAATCTTATTACCTCTAGCTTCATTTTTTATTTTATTTAGTCTTATTCGTTCAGCTTCTACTGCTGGATCTTTTCTTTTCTTTTTGGTGTTAAAATACCTTTTGTTCAAAATTCAGGAGACTGTATATACTGCAGACCCTGACCAGCAGCTGATCTTCCTTTACTTCGCGCCTCTCTTCTTTGTAAACTTCTATATCTCATTCTTGCAAAAGGATTTTTAAACTCTCTGTACTCTCCTCTACGTGGATCTGTTGCAAGTGTAGCTCTGCGTTGTGCTTTACTCTTCTTATTAGCAAGATCCTCTTGTCTTTCTACTCTTTTTCTAGCTATAAAATCAGCAATCCTTAAAGAAAGAGGGTCTTTAGGTTGGTTCTTAGGGTCGTTGTAAGCCTCTATAGTGTCTTTACTTGGCTTTACATAACAACCCTCTTCTGTACATACTGTTTCTTCGCCTGCGTCAGGAGGATCTGTTACAGCCCTTTCTTTTTTCCTTTTACCTATTCTTCTAAGCAATCGTTCTATAGATGCATTTTGACGATCACTTATATTTTGTAATCTATCTTCACTTACTTTTCTAAATTTAGACTTGTTTTTTTTCCCACCTTTTTTATATACTTTCATTACGCTGCTGCAAATATTTCGACGTCAACGCTAGATGTATCAGCTTGGATACCTATTGAGTCAATGTTAGCTAAAGAGACGGTAGCACCTCCAGAGGCATTTGCATCCATCACAGAATTATTGAGCAGGAAACTGTCGCCTGCTTCTAGTTTTACAAAATACTCTTCGTTGTTGCCTCTCACCCTAACATTAACAAAGTTAGAACTATCTAGGTTTGTTAACCTAAGGTAATCTAGTGTCGCATCTTTTATCGTACCAGCAGCAACAGCGCTATCAAATAGCACCACTGTTTGCTCAGCAGAGTGGAGGCACGTTACTATGCGGTGGTCTATTTGGCTAACCGACTCTACGTGAGTGTTGGTAGACCCTCTAGATGCACCGTTTAGAGTTACAGCTTCTGTTATGGTGATCGTTAAATCAGCCATATTATCCCATTCGAGATACGCCTCTACGCATCATAGGTTGTGGTCTAACCATTGGGCCAGCTGGTCTAGGCGGTCCTTGTGGTTCCATTTCAGACTCCATCTTAGCGTCGATCATTTCTCGTAGCATCATGATGTCTTCTGGAGCCATAGATTCAAGCATCATAGCCATCTTCTCTTCTTTGCTCATTTCTTCACCACCCATGTTGCCGCCATGCTCGTACATTTTGTTCATTTTGCCGCCATGACCCATCATGTTAGGCTTCATCATTTTGCCGCCTCCAGCCATTTTATTGTTGTAATCCATGTTGTTGTTTTTTTTACAAATATAGTTTATATTTATCTAGCTTTTTAATTGTCATACCAGGCTTTCTTTTTTTCTTTATTTTTATTTTACCGCCTCTAGCAAAAGATCTCTGAAGGTCTGGTAATATAATTTCTATTGTGTACATATCTGGCCCCTTCGGTCCTGGTAGTCCTCCCACAACCTTACGAACACCATCTATTTTTTCTATTGTTGCAGAAGCTCCAGGTATATCCTTTATCTGATCCATAACCTTTGCATAAGCAGCATCTACTTCTGCTTGACTGCTAAATTTTGCTGCATTGAATCGCCCCTGAACAGCTGGATATGTTGCTTTTAATGCATTATCTGCATTGCTTAAAAAAATTGTCTGTGTTTGACCTGTAGGAGAGTAACGTCCATTTTTTATTTGATCTTTCCAAAACTTTAGCCCACTTGTAGATATATTGTTTGTTTCGGTTATAATGTGGTTTGAAGGTAATGCAGCTGCAAGGTCATCAATAATGTTTGCTAAATCTCCCTTTCGTAAGTCAGCTTTAATTTCAAATGTGTTGGGTCTATTAGGGATAGACTTATAAGATATATTTCTGCTTCCTAGTCCTTTAGATGATAATGACGCATCTGGAAATGCTAAATACGTGACATTTCCAGCCTCATCTGCGTAAGTTACCAGACCTCCAGACTCACCAAGCCGAACCATATCATCACCTTGACGAGTAATAATACCCCCTTTAAAGTCAATTGACTTAGGTATAGATTTAGTAATCGGTACTCTTTTAGAAGTGGACTTAAAAGAAGATTTTAAAAGGCTTTTTAGACCGCCTTTTATAACACTACCTAAACCTAAGATAGTAGATGGCTCAGTAAACATATCCACACCAAAGGCTAAATATGGATTTTCTATATCTAAAGCCTCTGAAGTTGATAGAAACCCTTCGCCTGGATCATCAGCATACCCTAAATTTTGCAACATAGATTGCGTATAACCCATAGGATTATAGTTT